GATAAGGAGTGTACCCCACTCCAAAACATTATCGACGAGATTTTTGGGTTGTATTACTCAACCTTGTACAAACTTAAATTTCTCGCATAAGGACGCGACATATGGAAATTTTACGCCCTCTTAACGACGCCGGTTTTGCTACTCAAAGCGTAGCTTACACTGGGACTGCTGGTTCTGTAACTGGCTGGAACGCTGGCCCGCAAGCTGTGCTGGTATGGTGCACATCTGACGCGTACATCCGCATTGGTAACGGCGTTACGGCTACGACGGCTGACACACCGCTGCCAGCCAACACACCTGTACCAATTTACGTACCGCAGCCCGGCGATGCTGGCGGCACTGGCGGCGTATGGCGCGTCAGCGCAATCCAGATCAGCGCCGGCGGCACAATGTACGCAAAGCCGATCAACATCCGATGAGTTTCGGCGTCCCCGTCCGTAATGGTTTAGGTATAGGCTTAAAAGCTTCTACTTCGGTGGGTACGCGCAGCGGGCCGTCGCCGGCAGTCCCCGGCGCGCCTACAATTGGCACGGCTACATATTCTTCTGCTACGTCAACATCTGTTACGTTTACTCCGCCTGCCAACCTCGGCGTACCGGCAGTCATTACAGGGTATACAGTCACTTCAAGTCCGGGGGGTATTACAGCCACTGGGGCGTCCTCACCGATAACGGTAACTGGACTTACTACAGGTACTGCCTACACCTTTACGGTTACGGCTACTAACGCAACTGGTACAGGTCCAGCAAGCGCACCATCTAATTCTGTGCAGGCGCAGGCACCCGGCGCACCTACGATTGGTACGGCAAGTAACGCTGGACCCACGTCCGCCTCTGTGGCGTTTACCGCCCCTGTCAACCCCGGTGTACCAGCAGTTATTACAGGGTATACAGTCATTTCAAGTCCGGGGGGTATTACAGCCACTGGCGCGTCCTCGCCGATTACCGTTACGGGGTTGACTACAGGAACCCCTTATACTTTCACGGTAACTGCGACTAACGCAACTGGTACAGGCCCAGCAAGCGCGGCGTCAAACAGCGTAACACCTGCTATTGTGCAGGGGCAGCAGGCTTACACAACTGCTGGTACATTTAGCTGGGTTGCTCCTGCTGGCGTCACTAGCGTTTCCGTTGTTACTGTCGGCGGCGGAGGTAGCGGAAACAATAGTTACGGTTCTGGCGCTGGCGGCGGCGGTTTAGGGTACAAAAATAATATCTCCGTTAGCCCCGGATCAAGCTACACAGTTGTAGTCGGAGCGGGCGGATCGTCTGGTTCTAGCGGCGGCACATCGTCTTTTGTCAATACAGGCCTTGTAAGCGGCGGCGGCGGCGGCGCCGGAACTGCTACACTCGCAAGCTCCGGCGGCGCTGGGGCTGGCGGTACATACACGGGCGACGGCGGCGGCAACGGCGGCAATGGCGGCGCATCTTCTGGCACAGGATTTAGCGCGCCTTATCCTTCAGGTGGCGGCGGCGGCGCTGGTGGCTATACAAGTAATGGCGGTAATGCGGCGGCAGCTAATACAGGCAGCAGTGTAAGCGGTAATAGCGGCAACGGCGGCGGCGGCGGCGGCGGCGCTAGTGGATATGATAGTGTTCCGAGTCAAGGTGCCGGCGGCGGCGGCGGCGGCGGCGGTGTAGGTATTTTGGGATCGGGATCTAGCGGCAACGGCGGCGCCGGGGGTAATAACCCGTCAGGCTTAGGCTCTGTCGCAACAGGCGGTTCTGGAGGAGCCAATGGGGGCCCTGCTTATTACGGCAACGGCTCTGGCGGCGCTTACGGCGGCGGCTCTGGCGGGGCGGCGGGCGGACCCGGCGGCGGCGGCGCAGTCCGCATTCTCTGGCCCGGTACAACGCGCTCCTTCCCATCGACTAATACGGGGAACTTATAGATGGAACGTAATGACATTGAACTTTACATCCAAATCCGCGAGGGGCAGATTTTTGAACATCCAATATTTGCGGACAATTTCCGCGCGGCGTTTCCCAACGTAGACACTGAGAATTTGCCAGACAATTTTGCTAAATTTGTTCGCGTCGATCCCCCTGTGCTTGACACTTATGAAGTCTATGAAGGTGTCAGCTATCAGTGGGTAGATGGCGTAGTGAAGGACGTACACACTGTCCGCCCAATGACCGACGAAGAGCGAACAATCAAAACGCTTGAAATTGAAGAGGCGAACAAACTTAAGGATATTGTCAAGCCACATAATTTACTGTAGTTTGACCATTAACCGTACTGGTGCGGCACATCAGGAACTCCATAGGAGTTAAACATGGACGATACAGTCCCCGAAGTAGCGGATGCCTCCGCGCCAGAACTCGAAGCCACGGCAGCAATCGAGCCTGTAGAAAACACGACGCCGGAAACGCCTGCTGAACAGGAAGCAAATAAGTCCTTCACACAAGAAGAACTTGACGCAATTGTCGGCAAGCGCCTCGCAAGAGAACAGCGCAAATGGGAGCGCGAACAGGCTCAAAAAGCAGAGGAAATGCAGGCCCGCCAACAAGTAGGCTATGATATTACCCCTGAACAATTTGAGACTTATGAGGATTACGCAGAGGTTTTGGCCGAACGTAAAGCCGAAGAATTGTTGGCGAGGCGGGAAACCGCACGGCAGCAAGCTGAATTGCAGGAAGCCTACCATGACCGTGAAGAGGCTGCGCGGGACAAGTATGATGACTTTGAAGAAGTCGCATATAACCCCAAACTTCCAATCACGGATTTCATGGCGCAAAGCATCCAAGCGTCAGAAGCAGGCCCAGACGTTCTATATTATCTCGGCTCAAATCCGAAAGAAGCTGATCGCATCGCCCGCCTAGCGCCAATTTTGCAGGCAAAAGAGATTGGAAAACTTGAGGCTTCATTGTCCTCAAATCCGCCGGTCAAAAGAACTTCAAACGCCCCGGCTCCGATTGCGCCTGTCACAGCACGTTCTACTGGGTTAAACCAGTTTGACACCACCGACCCTCGCTCGACTAAGTCGATGAGTACGTCGGAATGGATTGAAGCGGAACGACTGAGACAGATCAAGAAGTACGAGGCACAACGCAACAGATAATTTGGGATTATTACCATGTCTAACTCGATTTTAACAATTGATATGATCACGCGGAAGGCTCTAGAAATTCTAGAGAACAACCTCGTGCTTACACGTAACGTAAACCGCCAGTACGACGACAGCTTTGCTGTTGAAGGTGCTAAAATTGGCTCAACCCTGCGTATCCGTCTTCCAGACCGTGCGCTTGTAACTGACGGCGCAGCCCTTCAGGTACAGGATGACAACGAACAGTTCACAACGCTGACCGTTGCCAACCAGAAGCACATCGGCGTCAACTTCACATCTGCTGAATTGACCATGCAGCTTGACGATTTCGCAGAGCGCGTTCTCAAGCCACGTATCTCGCAGCTTGCTTCCAGCATCGACGCTGACGTTGCAAACGCGTTCCAAACCATCGGTAACTCGGTCGGCACGCCCGGCACAACTCCCGGCACTTCGGCAGTTCTTCTTGCTGCACAGCAGAAGCTGAACGAAAACGCTGCGGTGATGTCGCCACGTTACGCCACCGTCAACCCAGCAGCTAACGCTGGCTTGGTCGAAGGCTTGAAGGGTCTATTCAACCCAACCGACACGATCAGCAAGCAGTTCAAGAACGGCATGATGGGTACAGGCGTACTTGGTTTCGACGAAATCAATATGTCGCAGTCCATTAAGCAGTTCACCACTGGTTCGCGTACTGCAACTGGCGGCACAACTTCGGCGGCTGTTACCGCTGAAGGCGCAACAACCATCGCCATTACTGGTGCTGGTAACGCTGCTGTTGTCAAAGCTGGTGACGTGTTCACGGTTGCTGACTGCTTCCAAGTCAACCCACAGACCCGTGAAAGCACAGGTTCGTTGTTCCAGTTCGTTGCTTTGGCTGATGTCACGCTCAACAGTTCGGGCGCAGGCAACATCACTGTTGCACCTGTCTACTCGGCTGGTCACGCACTTGCTACGGTCAACACACTGCCTGCTAACAGCAAGGCTGTTGTATTCGTCGGCGCAGCATCCACACAATACGCTCAGAACCTTGTATACCACAAGGACGCTATCACCTTCGCAACCGCCGACCTTCTGCTTCCACAGGGCGTAGATATGGCTTCGCGTCAGGTGCATAACGGCATCAGCTTGCGCGTTGTTCGTCAGTACGACATCAACAACGACCGTATGCCTTGCCGTATCGACGTTCTGTATGGTTACAGCACGATCCGTCCACAAATGGCCGTCCGGATGTGGGGCTAATTTAATCACGGCCCTCGGTTCGCCGGGGGCCAACTTTTTTAAAGGATTTATATCATGACTCTTCCTAATGGTGCCGGCGGCTATCAAGTCGGTGACGGCAATCTCGGCGAAGTTACTTTTGGTACTTCAGCTATCCCTACTGCGTACACCGCAGGAGCCACACTGACCTCAGCCGATTTGGCTGGCGGCGCAGTTGTGTACACGTCAAGCAGCACTGCAGACCTCGCGCTTCCTGCTGTTAGCGTTGTTAACGCTGACATCAGCAGCGCCAAAGTTAACTCGTCGTTCGAGTTTGCTTTGATCGCCACCAGCACCGGCGTACCTACCATCACGGCAGGCACAGGCTGGACGCTGGTTGGTGTTGGTACTGGCGTTGCATCGCGCAGCGTATTGTTCCGTGCCGTTAAAACCAGCGCGACAACGTACAACCTGTACCGCATCGCTGGCTAATAGGTTTGCCCCGACTTTGGTCGGGGCATCCTTTTTAGGAGAAAATCAATGGCTAATACAAAATCAATTGGCGTCGCTTTCCTTGACCAAAACATCGACGGCGCCGATTTCGTTTATGTTGATAGCGAACTCGGCTACACCGCCGCAGCACAAGGTACGGTCACGCAAGAGACAAGCAAGTCAACTGCCGTCACGCTGAACAAGTCTGCCGGTCAAATCACGATGAACGCCGCAACTTTGAACGCGGCGACCAACGTGACATTTACACTAAACAACAGCACGGTTAGCGCAAAAGATGTGGTTGTTTTAAGTGTATCTTCAGGGGCTACCGCCGGCGCATACAACTGCTGGGTTTCCGGCAAAGGCACTGGAACAGTTAGCATTACCGTCCGTAATATCTCCGGCGGTAACTTGAGCGAAGCAGTAGTGCTTAACTTTGCGGTTATTCACTGCCTTTAACTAATCTGGGCGGCTTTCGGGCCGTCCATTTTACGGAGTTTTTATGGCCGTTATCTATCTTGTTCACGACATCCACGGCGCAAAGGTTGCTATATCCGAAGAGGAAGCCCGCGCCGACGAAGACTTTGGGTGGGAAAGATACTATCCTGACGCGCCTGTAGCTGATATAGCTAACGAAATGCCGGCGCGCACTAGCCGCCGCCGCACAACGCAGGAAGACTAAACGATGGAAACGGCTGGCGACATAATCAACGGATCGCTTAGACTTCTAGGCGTTCTAGCGGAAGGCGAAACTCCCTCGGCTGATACGTCGCAGGACGCCCTGCGCGCCATGAACCAGATGATTGATAGCTGGAACACAGAGCGCCTGTCCGTTTTCGCAACACAAGATCAAGTTTTCACATGGCCTGCCGGCGAACTGTCGCGCACGCTTGGGCCGTCCGGCGACTTCGTCGGCAACCGCCCCATCTTGCTGAATGACGCTACATATTTCAAAGACCCCGGCACCGGCGTAAGCTACGGCATCAAGATGATTAACCAGCAGCAGTACAACGGCATCGCCGTCAAGACTGTAACGTCTACGTTCCCGCAGGTTATCTTCACCAACATGACGTACCCTGACATTGAAATGTACATCTACCCGCGCCCTACGCGTGCGCTGGAATGGCATTTCATTTCGGTAGAAGAACTGACGCAGCCCGCGACGCTCGACACAGTTCTGCATTTTCCGCCCGGCTATCTGCGTGCGTTCCGTTATAACTTGGCGTGCGAACTAGCACCTGAGTTTGGTACGGAGCCTGCCCCGCAAGTCCAGCGAATTGCCATGACATCTAAGCGCAACCTGAAGCGCATCAACAATCCTGATGACATCATGTCGATGCCATACAGCATCATAGCCACACGCCAGCGGTATAACATCTACGCAGGAAACTTCTAATGAAGACCCCCATACTCGGCAGCGCGTATGTGGCCCGTTCAGTAAACGCTGCCGACGCACGCATGATAAACTTGTTCCCCGAAGTGGTGCCGGAAGGGGGCATGGA